CCCGCCGGACCCGTCTGGCTCAACCCCGAAACCGAAACCAGCGCCCCTCAAACCAGAGACGCCGCATGAAATCAGCGGACAACTCCTTTGACAAACACCGCCTGGCTGACATCATCAGCCGGAAGACCATGGCGAGGGCGGTTTTGCGGTTGAGGCATCCCTTGGTCTTGCGGGTGCGGTTACGGACCGTGGCAAAGACGCTCTCGATCGGGTTCGTGGTCCTGATGTGCTTCCAGTGCTCAGCCGGGAAGTCGTAGAAGGCGAGCAATTCGTCTCTGTCCTTGGCCAGCTTCCCCACGGCCTTTTCATACTTCACGCCGTAGGTTTCGACGAAGAGATCGAAGGCCGCGTTGGCCTCTTTCTTCGTCGCGGCCATCCAGATGTCTTGCAGATCAGCCTTGGCCTTTTCGTGCAGTGATTTGGGCATGGCGCCCAGAACGTTCGCTGTCTTATGGACCCAACAGCGCTGCTCGCGCGTGGCGGGAAAGACATCGCGCAGCGCCGTCCAGAACCCGAGCGCGCCATCGCCGATGGCGAGTTCCGGCGGGTCGGTCAAGCCACGTTTCATTAGCCCTTTCAGAAGGTCGCGCCAGCTGTCGGCATTCTCGCGGAACCCATCCGTGATCGCCAGAACGTCCTTCTCGCCGTATTCATCGGCGCCGATAATCACCAGCATACATTGACGATCACCGTCCAGGCGAGGAGTGAAATAGACGCCATCCGCCCAGATGTAGACATAGCGCTTGCCCTTGAGATCGCGCTTGCGCCAGGTCTCATACTCCTCCCACCAGGTGGCCTTCAGACGCGCGATGGTCGAGGATGACAGCCCCTCGGCATCCGGCCCCAAAAGCGCCGCCAGCGCCTCGCTGAAATCCCCGGTGGAAATGCCCTTCAGGTAAAGCCAGGGCAGCAGTTCCTCGACCGACTTCGCCTTGCGCAGGTAGGGTGGAACCAGTGCCGAGCGGAACTTGATCTTGCTGCCGTCCGCATTTGACCCGCGGTCTCGGACCCGCGGCACCTGCACAGGCACTGTCCCGATCCCGGTCATGACGTCGCGCTCGGGCAGAAACCCGTGGCGCACCAAACGCTGGCGGCCCGCCTCGTCCAGCAGATGGGCGTGCTCCGCAATGAAGGTGGAAACTTCAGCCTGGACTGCGGTGCGCAGGAGTTCCTTCGCACCCGCCTGGATCACCGCAGTCAGCGGATCTGGCGAAAATTCAGATGGCAGTTCGAACGGTAGAACGGTAGATTTGGCCATGGTGGCATATCCTTTCTCTCTGAGAATGACGGCGGCTTCAACACCGCCATGATATGCCGCCTACTTCAGGCCATCACCAACTTTCGGGCATAACTCTTACCGTCGCGACTACATGCTCGTCGACTATGCACCCGTAATCTACAATACCGTGCCAGAAAAAACCTTTCGCCATCCCGGCCCATGGGTCGAGGGTCGCCCCTATGCCGTTGTCGCGGGAGCGGCTAGTGTCTACGGTACCACCGTAGAGCGGCCATTCTCGCATATGTTGGCGGAGGCTCTCGATATCAACGTGGTCAACTTGGGCCTCGGAGGTGCCAGTCCCAACGACTATGTCAACCTGGGCCAGGGCTTCGTCGATCTTGTAAACCGCGCCGAGTTCGTCGTTTTTGATGTGATGTCGCTCCGGTCTGTCGCGCCCCCCCCATACCGACACTTTCGCGGCAATCAGGTCATCCGGCCTGAGGGCGGGCGACCCGTCCACATGATGCCCATCTACCTTGATCTGCTCGAGCGTGATCCCGATGCACTGACCGAGTTGCTCAACCGCGCCCGTGTCGTCTTTCGCGACGTATACAGCGAGATCTGCGAAATGATCGAGGTCCCAAAGATTCTTATCTACATGTCCAGTCGCCCGATCGACGCGATCCCGACGCCTGACAAAAACCTATCGGAAGGGTTTCGGCGATATCCCCAATTTGTCGACCACGCGCTGATCAAGGAGGTTGCGACCGGGTTCGATGCCTTCGTCGATGCGCATGTGAAAGCAAATGCGAGCTTGGCCGTTGACCGGTTCAGTGGCGAACAGGCTTTGTGGTGGACTGGCAAACCCAGGCAGGCCTACTATGCTCCGCAAGCCATTCACGACAACGTCATAGCACAGATGGAGGCGACGGGTGTCCTTGCCATGTTAGGCAAGCACTGACGCGACCGCGTTCATCTTGCATGTGCCGATGAGGCTGACACCTCCAACCCGATGGAGCGCTCCGTCCAGCAGGAACTCAAACGGCGCGGCAGCACCGTCAAGGTCAGGGTCTTTCCCGGCGAAGACGCGCTGCTGCGCCTCGTCAGCGCCGTGCTGATCGAGATCGACGACAAATGGGCCTCCGACACGAAGGCCTACATCAAGTGGGAATGCCAGGATGCGTGATCCGTTCTCAGCAGAATTTCCAGACCTGAGGTTACAGTACCAAGCTCTGGGCCGAGATCGCCACCCGCGCGGACAACGAAGGCTGGCCTGCTGCCCGTTTCCTCGCCGTTCTGGCGGAATATGAACTGGCCGAGCGCGACATGCGTCGCATCCGGCGCCATCTGAACGAGGCGCAACTGCCGGTCGGCAAGACGCTGGCCACCTTCGACTTCAAGGCGTTGCCCACCCTGCCACGTGCCCGGGTGGAGGCCCTGGCGGCCGGCGACTGGCTGGACGGGGGTGGCAACCTGATAGCCATCGGGAACTCCGGCACCGGAAAGACGCACGTTCTTTGCGCCATCGGGCATGCCCTGGTCGAGGCAGGGCACCGCGTCTTCTACACACGCACCAGCGATCTGGTGCAGAGACTTCAGGCCGCCCGCCGCGATCTCGTTCTCGAGGCAGCCTTGGCCAAGCTCGACAAGTTCGACCTGATCATCCTCGACGACATCACCTACGCGCACAAGGATCAGGCCGAAACCGGCGTCCTCTTCGAACTAATTGCCCGACGCTATGAATACCGCAGCATCGCCATCGCCGCCAACCAACCGTTCAGCGGATGGGATCAGATCTTCCCTGACAAGGCCATGACCGTCGCCGCCATCGACCGCTTGGTCCACCACGCGACCATCCTCGAGATGAACGCCGAAAGCTTCCGTCAGCGGGCCGCAGCCACCAACAGGATGGCACTGGCCGAAGCGTCAGCGACAACCAACAACGACAACCGAAACGAAGGAGCAACCTAACCCAAAACACCAAACGACACGCCAACCGCAGCGGCCTCAAAACCGGCCAAGGTGGTTGTCGCCCGCGGACAAGGTGGTTGACGCTCTACAGGCGTTACCGTCCTGGCCGGTCAGCGCGACGGTGATGTCGGGGTATTTCGGTATCATGAACGGATCTCCAGCATCGGGTCACAGGGACAGCAGGCGTATTCGTGGCGAGCAGTCCAGTTGAATATCAATGGGTTGCTCTGGATGACCGGCAGGCCCGCACCTGATCGCGCAGGACGGCGTAATCGGCGAGCCAGGCCACGATGAGGGTTCCCTCTGGCAGTGCGGCGACCTCCTCCGCCACGCGCGCCTGCTCGGCCCGGCTGTACTCGACGACGGGCGGACAGGCGCTGGGCGGGGTGTCAGAACCCACCCCCGCGCAGCCGGTCAACAAGATCGTCGCGGCTGCGAGGGCGGCGCGCGGTCGCAAGCAGCATCTGGCGGTGGATGGCATTGGTCTGCTCCAGCTGGTCGAGCTGTTCGGCGGCGCGGCCTGCGCGCTCGCCCAAACGGCGGAGGTTGATCAGAAACAGGGTGATGGTGAGCGCTGCGAGCGCAAAACCCGCCGCTCGCCGCGCCCAAGGCCGGGCAAGGATGTCGGCCAGCGGACTGGCCCACATCAGCGCAGCCCCCGCTTCCAGTCGTCGAGCCGCGCCCAGACCGCCACCGCGATCCCGCTGATCGCCAGCGCGATGAAGACCCAGCGAAGGGTGTCCAGATACGGCACCAGCGGCAGGACCGCGTCCTGTGCCTCGGTCAGCACCTCCTGTGCGACCTCGACGCCGGCGGCACCGACAGTCGCCACCCCGGCCGCACCGGTGCCCTTCAGCGTCCGGCTCTGTGCCAGCGCCTCGCGCGCGGGCGGGGCCTCGGCGGCGAAGGGGACGGCGCGGGGCGGGAAGCGCTCACCCCACTGCCGCGCGGGGCCGAGGTCGATATGGATGAAGCCCGAGCGCGGGTAGAAGCCGAAGCCGAGGAATCCCACCGCGCGCGCCGCTGCCTCGAAGGCGGCGGGGTCGTGGTTCGACATGGCGATATCGAACGCCGCGCCGTCCATGTGTTTCGAGCGCGGCGCGCCGCCGACCGCGCGGTTGTGCTCGGGCGAGCGATAGGCCGAGCGGACAATGAGCGGCTTGCCCAGCCGGTCGCGCAGCGCCTGTAGCTTGTCGAGGGCCACGGGATGGAGTTTCAGCTGGCCAGTGCCGCGGCAGGCGATCTCGGCGGGCGAGAAGTTTTTCCAGCGCCACAGGCTCTCGGGCACGTCTCGGAAATGGCGGAAGGTGCGGATGGGGTCGGACATGGGGCGTCTCCTTGGGGTGAAGGGCATGCGGAATGGGCCGCCGCCAGGTTGGGGCGCGGTTGGCGGGGTCGGGATTGCTGGGGAGTGAGTCAGCCAGTGTCGGCTTGCCGGCCGGTGCGGCCTGCGCGCGCTGCGTTGCGCCGCCCTCGCGCGTCAGTCGCCGTTCTTGCGCTGGAAGGCGGCGAAGATCAGGTTGCGCATGTCGTGGATGTCGCGCTCGATGCGCGCGAGCCGGTCGTGATCGACCTTGCGATCCTCGTCGCGCCGCTTCTCGATACGGGCGCGTTCTTCGGCCAGTTCCTGCTCGAGCTTGTGCAGCAGCGCCTCGTTGGTGAAGGCTTTCCTGGTCACGGCCGTGGCCAACCCCGCGATGGAGGTGAACCACACGCCGATCGCCGCTGTAAGGCCATGGTCGCGAAACGCCTGCGCGATCTGCTCGAAGAGAGAGGGCTGCTGCGTCATGCCGAGAGGATCCCGACCTCGGTGGGCAGGGTCAGATCGCTCCACGGGCTCGCATCGGCAGGATTGACCGCCCAACTGGAATAGACCGGAATGGGCGCAAGGTCGGGCACCGTCACTGGGGTTGCGTCATGGTTCACGCCGCCCATGCGCAGGAAGCCAGCGGTGGCTTGCGGCCCATCCGAGCCTGCTTGCGCGATCTGCTTGATGTGCACACCCGCGATGGCCGAAACCGTGGCCGGGCCCGTGAGCGAGAAGGACATGCGCTGCCCCGCTGCCGTGCTGGCAACCCGCGTGCCTATATCGCCATCTTTGAGCGCGTCAATGCTGCCGACCATCTCGTTGAACGTTGCGATGGCGTTGGGGCTGCGGCGCACGAAGCGGCGCCCGATGGTTGAGACACCGTCAAGCACCGCGATATGGGCGTAGTACCAGTCGCGGGCTTGGATGACGCCGTGCAAGGCGGTATTGGTGAAGATGATCTGCACCGGCTTGCCCTTGCCGCCGGTATTCGCTGCGGTGGCGGCGCTCTGCAGCACGCCGTCGACGTGGAACTCGATGGTGATGTTGGCTCCGACGCTCAAGCGCACATCGACCCATTGCGGCAGGCCGTTCGGCGCAACATAGCTCGACGAACCCTGCTCGACCGTGTCGCCATGCGCCTCGGCGTGGTAGCGGCTGGTCGAGGTCAATGGCCGGACCCGGGCGATCCTGACATTGTCGGCGTCAAAGAACTCCAGGAACCCGGCATTGGCCATCGTGATGTTGCCGGCATCGCCATTGGGCGGCACGTAGCGGAAACCCAGCCACATGTCGCCCGCAGGCGCCGGAAATCCGACGGCGAAGGGGGCGGCCACCGAGCGCGTGCCGAAGAAGTGGATGCCGTTGACATCGAGGGTGTTGTCGAAACCGGCGGCAAGGGTGCTGATGGCCCCGGCGATGCCGGAGATATCGGTCGGCTGATGGCCCAGATGCAGGATATGGCTCATTACAGTTCCACTTCGATGTAGAGGGCGGCATGGGCGGCGGAGAGCGCTGGTCCGCCGCCGATCTCGATGAAGGCATCGGCCTCGAAGATGTGGAGATCCGGATCCTCGAAGCCCAGCGCCTGCGCGACGGGCGGGATTGGAAAGCTGAACTCAGCGACCAGCGAACGCAGTGTGCCGCCGTCGCCGGGATTGCGGCCTTGCACCTGAGGATAGAAGGCGGGGCTGGGTGCGGCGGTCCATGTCGGCGCGCCGCTCACCGGATCGTCACGCCAGACACCGTTCAGCCCGACCCAGAGGCTGGCCGTGGCGGGATCGAGCACGAACATCACCACATCGCCCGCCCCATAGGGAGCCAGCCCGGTCAGTTGCTGGGTGGAACTTTCGGAGGGCGCGTCATTGGTCGACCACAGCGTGCCATTGCCACGGTAGCCGATGCTGCCCCCGCTGATCGGGTTCCAGCCGGTGTCGTAATGGGGTCGCATGGCCTCGCTGACGACGCCCAGATAGCCGTCGACCTGGCTCGCTCCTCCGGGGGCGCAGAGCACCTCCCAATAGCGCCGCCCGTTCGTGGGCTGGATCGCCCTGGCGCTCGGCACCCAGCGGCGGTAATCGCTGCCGCCGGAGGTGTTGATCGCGGTCTGATTGCTGTCCGAGAGCGTGTAGCCTGCGGGGCGGCGGGTGATGTCGAGTTGCCAGGCAGAGCCGATATCGACTGGCGGTCCGGTATCCGCGCCGCCCTGCGCCAGGATGGCAGCGCGCATCATCAGCAGACTCATGCTACAGCTCCGTCAAGCGCGCCCTGTATAACCCATGCATCCGCCGCGCGCTTCACGAGTGCCGCGCCCGACCATTGACCATCGAGGGCAACCGAGCCGCCGGTAACGCCATTGAGCGAAACGCCCGTATCGGCCTGCACCGTCGCCACCCCGGTCCCGACTTGCGTGACGTTGATCAGAGTGCCGATCTCGTAGGGCACCGCTGCCTCGGGCGGGATCGTCACGGTGACAGCCGAGGAACCGGTGGTCTCGAGGATGCTGCCCAGATCGACCAGTTCCAGCGTATGCGCTGTGACCGCGAGCGTTCGGATCGGCACGATACCGGGGCGGGGCACATCGACCCAAGCACCTCCCGTGAAGCGCACATGCCGCGCCTCGTCGCCGACCCAGACCTGCCAGCCCTCCTGCGGGGTGAGAAACACCCAGTCCTCCAAGAGCGGTTCCCCGTCCCAGAGCGCCAGCGCGTTGGCATTGATAGGGTCACCTGCCGGGACGATGTAGACGTCTCCGATACTGCCGATTCCCGGCAGAGCCGTGCTTCGCGAGAGCGCGCGCGCCTGCACCAGCACCGAGAGCGTGCGCAGGTCTTCGCTAACGCTGTTGCCCCAATTATGCTGGCCGGGGTCGTAGAAGGCGCGCAGCCCCAGCCCCGGCATGATCCGTTCCGGCATGCTCGTCCTCGCTTGTGGTGATGGTGTTTGTGACCTGAGTGGCAGTGAGGCCACCGTTGCGTATGCTTGATATCAGCTGCCCCAGAAAAAGCCCCAGCCGCGATCCCATCCGACAGCGAAGGGCGCGGTCAGCCGGAACTGGCGGGCATCAAAGTCGGTGAGAAGGATGTCTCCGACCTGCCGACGCGACCGGACGGCGAGGTCGATCTCGGCCGTGCGCTCGGGCGCGCCCGTCTCGGGGATGTCCCCGGGCGCCAGCGTCCAGTTCGTGCCGGTGCCCGCGTCGATGGTGATGCCGGGCGGCATAAGCGCCACGCCTGTATTCGGGTCGACCCAGCGCACCTCGATTGCATAGCCCACCCCAGATTCGGGTCCAATATCGCCCGCAGTGTGATCGACGATGATAGGGCTGGTCTGGGTCAGCCGGTCGCGATGCGACCAGGTCAGTTCAACGTCGCCTGCCACCAGCGCATTGACGTCCGGCGCATAGCTGCCGTTTACCTGCACCCGACCGGGCGGCAGGGGACGGATGGCACGCCGGTCGAGCGTCACGCTGTCCTCGGGTGCCAGCGCGAAGGCGAGCGTGCCGCGCCCGGTCTCGGGCAGTAGCCGGATCGCGATGGTTTCGCCTGCCGCCCAAGTATTCTCTGTGATCTGCGCGACGTCATCGAAGAAGATCACGGGCGTGGCGGCCGCATGAGCGCGCGGCACCGTGTCCAGACAGCCCCGGCCCACGGTGATGGCGGCGGCTGTGATTCCGTCGACGCGGACAAGCTCGCCGCCGATGCTGGCCAGCGTGCCGATCCCGACCTCGCCGATGTCGCGCCAGCCGGTGACGGGGAGATCGCGCTCTTCCGGATTGTCGGAGACGTCCGCCGCCAGCAGCGCCGTGGGTGCGAAGTTGACCACGCCCTCCTGCGCGGGGCCGGTGCCGGAATCGATCCAGAGTTCGGCTGCCAGCGCATCCGCACTGGGGCGCTCGCCCGTGGCCAGCAAAGTGCCCGCGTCCGGATCATCTTCGAGGGAGCGGTCGGCCTCAGAGTGGCCCAATTCGCGGACCAGCAGCCAATACGGGGCCTCCTCGACCATGCGCCGGGACAGTGGCCGTGGCGGCGCGGCAGCCCCAGACCCGGCAGGCATGCGTCCACCCGCGATGGCCGTCGCGCCAAGCGCAAACACGTCCTCGGCGATCTTCAGCCGGATGCCGTTGTCCCGCCCGTCGCCCTGACCGATCTCTGAGATGCGCATCACCACATCGTCGAGCGCGAGGCGCGACGAGCGCAGCCGGATCACATCGCCGGGGCCGAGATCGGCGCCTTGGCGGTTCACCACGATCTCGCCCGTGAGCAGCGGCACGGACAGCGCTCGCAGGTCGCGCTCGGCCACGCGGATCGCAAGCCCCTGGGTGCGGATTCCCGGATAATCGAGCGTGGTCGCGATCACCTCGCCCATGGACTGCACGCGCGCGGTGTCGATCACGCTGACCGCCCCGTTCTCGTCGGTCAAGGCGTCGCTGAACCTCACGGTGACACTGTTCACCAGGTCTGACGGCGCGCGGCGCGCGAGGCGGCCCCAGTCGACGACATTGGTCTCATCGAACAAGGGCAGCGCGCTGGCTGTGTAGTCAGCCCGAATGAGCTTCAGTTCCCAAAGACCCGTGCGCCGGTCGATGAAGAGCGTCGCGTCGATATGGTCGAGAACGCTGGTGATGAAGTCCTCAATCGAGCTGTCTTGCTGCCAGATCAGCGAGAGGCCGAACCCCTCGGTGTGGAGCGTGTCCGCCGCAGCCGTGAAACTCTCCCCGATCTCGAAGGTCGAATAGCCCAGACCCCAGTCGCGGTTGGTCAGGCACTCCCGGATTATATGGGCCGGGTTCATGTCGGGGCCGTTGCCAAAGGCCCCGCGCAGGGAGGCGACCAATGCCTGGCTGTCGTCGGGAGGGACAACCGGCACGCCGTCAACGGGCGTGTTGTCGAGGCGCGCGGTATGGCTCGTGTCCGCCAGCGCAATGTTGAAGCCGAAGATGTCTACTGGCGGCAGGGTGGCGATTGTGGCCAATGCGGCGTCGACCGAAGATACTGACGAGGGCGCGCCGTCGGTCACAAAGATCACGATCCGGCGTTTCGACCCGGCACCGGCAAAGAAGGCGCTGGCTTCGGCGAAGGCCGCGTTGAAGTTGGTCCCACCCGATGTGCTGTTCGAGGGCGCCAGCATCCAGTCTTCCAGATCGGCATAATCCTGCGCGCTTAGGTCGTGCCGCTCGATCGAGTCCGCAACGGAGTCGTTCCAGAGCACGATGGCCATGTCATTGGGGCGGTCGGGATCGACGCTGGTGCTGATCTCACGGATCAGCGCGGCCACAGCCGCCTTCTGGGCAGCCATGCGCGTGCCCGACATAGAGCCTGAGACGTCAAGCGCGATATAGATCGCCGCTTCCGAGATATTGGCCTCGGTCACGATGGGGGCCTTCTCGGGATACCATTGCGCCGCGCCCGCCTCGCCGGTCAGCACGCGCGTGACGCGCACCGACCATGGCTTGAGATAGGGATTGACGCCGAGGTAGACTTGCCGCAGCACGAGGCTGCAGAGCCCGCGATAGCCCGGAACGTCGCCGTTCATGCGCTCGGCAAGATAGTCGTTCTGCCCCTGACCCGGCCCGCCCATCAGCACATCGACATCGCCGACAATCCCGCCCTCCCGCTTCTCGCCGCCGAAGAGGTCGGGCGCGTCGATCCGGATGTCACCGCCGCGCGCACCGGCATTGCTGGCTTCCTTGATCGCCTCGAATACATCGACGTCCTGATCTTCAAAGCTCAGCGCACCACCCTGATAGAACCAGGTGGTCAGAGGTGTTTGGGGGTCGTGGGTCACGCCGAGCACCGTGATGGTGTGACTGGTGCCATTCGCAAGTTGCAAGCGGTACTCCTGGCCCCGCTTCACGCCCGAGAGCGAGCCGGGAATGAGGATCCTCTTTTCATCATCCCCAATTCCAGGCAGGGCCGTCATGCCCGCCACCGTGCCGAGGGGCTTCTCCACGCCTGCGCCGCCACCCGAGACGGTGCCGCCGGTCGTTACCGACCATGCGGTGCGGCTGTCGACGAGGATCTCGCGGATGGCATCGACCGGGCCGTGACAGAGCGCCAGATGCATCCCCAGCGAATAGCGGAACCCGACGGTCTGCTTCTTACTTCCGCCCATCGGTGCCCTCCCGTTCCCGCGCTTCGCGCGCCTCGGCGGCAGCGATCACTGGTCCGACCAGCGCATCGCCCGTGGCGCGCATCCGCTCGGCCGCGATGCCGTGATCGAGAAACGCCTGCCACTCAAAACCCTGGCGGCGAAACCAGTGCCGCGCGCCGGCGAGGCAATAGCGCACCGTGCGCATGTCCTGGACTGTCACGCGGGTCATTTCTTGCCGCCTTTCTTGCGGATGGGAACGACCTTGAGATCGCCCGCCCAGACCACGTTGGGCCCGGTGATCAGCATGGTGCCGAACACCACCGGGATCGGCCGGCCCTCCTCGGCGGTGGGAAGCGAGAAGTCGTCGAGCCCGGCGGCCGTTGGCTTCTCGACCTTGGGGCGCGGGCTCAGCGCGAAGGAAATCGCCGAGAGCACCAGCCCGATGGCGAGTTGCGCGATGAAGTTGAAGACCATTGCTATATCTCTTTTTCAGACGATGGAGCCGCCGCCGAGCGGATTGCGGCCGGGGATCTCCGGGAAGCCCCCGAAGTTCAGGAGATTGGCAAACTTGCCCGCGCAGGTAGTGGCGCGCAGATCGCAGCCGGGCGCGATGTCGATCAGGACAGGGAGCGGCTCGTCGGTCTCCGGGTCCAGCTCGGGATCCGCCACCGCCGCCGCCAGCGCCGGCATCGGACGCAAGAGTATTATCAGCGCGCCCGCATGGTCCGTGATGAAGCCGCGTTCTGGGCCGAACCGCAGCACGCCAGCACGGAACCATCCGTCCGGATACCCCGCTGCCTCGGGGATGGTCACGAGCACCCCCGCGACCTCTGTCACCGTCCCGGTCTGCCATTGCAGCGCGATGTCCAGATTGCAGCCGCGCCCGTAATGCGCGTGTCGGCAGAGCCGCTGGTATTTCGCCCGCACACCCGCCCGGCGCAGCGTGCTGAAGATCGACTCGGCCTGCAGCATGATACGCTGTCCATCAACCTCCGCGCCCACCACGCGGCCCTTCCAGTGCGCCACTGTCTCGCCCGGCACCTGCTCATGCCCGCGGAAGATGGTCAGCGTCACGCGCGTGTTGCCCTGGGGGGCGAGAAAGCGCCGCGCGAATGGGTGCGAGAGCGGCCATGTCAGCTCCAGCCGCCCGCGCTCGATCTCGCTGGTCTGTACCACATCACCATGGGCCACGGCGGCAGGCTCCCAGGTGATCTCGGTCCCGCCATCGCCCTCGCTGATCCATGCGGAGGCACGGCTGGTGAAACGCCAGACCTGTTCTCCCTCGATGAACTGATAGAGGTAATAGGGCCTGCCCTCGGCGGTGGAGGCTTCGATGCTGGCATAGCTCATTCGGGCACCTCTATGACAGGCAGTGTCATTTCGCTCGCCACCGCCCCATGCTGGATCTCGACGCGGTCGGAATCCGCGCGCATAGCGGTCAGAAAATGCACCTTCGTCGTGAGCGGGACCGGCTCGCCGAGGCTCGAGGACAGCGTCAAGCGGTGATCGTCTCCGTCCTCGATGGCCGCCGTGATGGTCCGGAAGCGTAGCGCGGTTGGCATCTCCAGCAGGATCGCGCGACCGACATAGGCCGCCAGTGATGCGACTGGTGCCACGCGCATCAGCACCGATCCCGAGGTCATGGCCGTGCGCAATTGCAGATCATGGCCCCAGGTGGGCAGCCAGAAGCTGGCTTGCCGCCCCCGGAGAGACCAGAGCCAGCGGCGCAGCGCCCAGCGTGCCGTTGGACCTTGCGCCTTAAGCGTGATGGACTGTGAGCGTTCGAAGACATCACGCAGCGGCTCGACCACAACCGGGCCGAAGCCGTTGTCGACGTATTCGACCGCGCGGCGCAGGCTGGCGGTGAGCGGACGGCGCACAAGGCTCGGATCGGTCTGGACCGGGCGGCCGAGATAGGTCGGCAGCACCGGCGCTGCGAGGTCCGGCGCATCACGCATCAGGAAGCTGGCTACGGCGGTGCCGTCACTTTGCCGGCGGCGGGTGACCTCGATGGCGGAAGTCAGCACCCCTGCGCGGATCGGCGCGACCGCGATCCGCCGCGCTGTCACCGTCTGGCCGGGCAGCGGCTCGCCCAGTGGCTCCGTCAGGATCAGCCGGTCGGGCAGAACGCTGGCAATGGCCACTGCCGCCGCGTCACCGCCGTCGACCGCAAGCGCCGCCATCTCCCCGGCGCGGAAATCCGCCAGCCCCGTGTCGAGCAGGATCTCGGTCGCGCCTTGCACCAGACTGGCCTCCGGCTGCAGCGCCATGTGCCAAAGGGGCACATGCCAGTCGCCAGCGAACCCTGCGCGGACGATCTCCGCGGCGCGCGCCATTCCCAACGCATCGAGCCTGTGGCGAAAGGTTGCGATCTCGCGCGGTCGGGGTCGAAGCGCGATGCGCTGTTCGCCCACGCGCGCTATCAGCACATCAGTTCGCCATTCCAGAACATCGGTGATCTCCTGTGCGGCCGGGAAGGACCAGAGTGGCGTTTCAGGCATTCAGCGCGCTCCGGTTGCGGCGGATGACATTCAGGATCGCCCGCTCGCCCGAGGGCGTGGCGAGGAAGTCGCCGACCACTGATGGGTCGAGCACGTTGATGATGCGCGTCGATAGGTCCTGTGCAGGCTGTGATGCTTGTGCGCCGAAGCTCTGCGTCTCCCGGCGCGAGAGCACCCGCTCGCCGCGCTGCAGGATCGCCGGAACCTCGTCGTGGCGAAGTCCGGCTATCCCACCGGTATGCATCCGGGGCGCGGATGCAAACGCCATGGCCGGGACCATCCGTGAGGGTCCGGCCGATCCGACCATCCCGCCCGCGTGCAGGATGTCGGCAAAGATTCCGCCAGCACCACCAAGCGCGCCCGAGAGCGCGTTGGCGATCGGCCCAAAGATAAAGCGCCGCGCGGACAGTCTGGCGAGATCGGCGATCATCGAGGTCACCAGTTCGCGGAAGTTGAGCGTACCGGTCTTCACGAACTGAGCTACGGCGTCCTCGGCCGACTGAAAAGCTCCGACGAGGCTCTTGCCTATGTCGCCACCGATCTCGCGGGCCTTGCTCGCATAGTCGCTGACGGCAGCGGTGACCGCTTCCCATCCGGTCAGCGCTTCCTTCGCGCCGGTTGCGGTGTCCTTCCCTGCCTGGCGTCCGGCCGATCCGGCGCGCCCTGCGGCGACCTCGGCCTCGGCGAGCGCATCGGCCATCCGCTGCGCCCCGGCGCTCGCGGCCTCGAGCGCGTCCTCGGTCTCATTGCTAGAGCCCTGAACCGCCGTCACCAGCGCGGCCACCGCCTCGCGCACCCCATCGAAAGCCGTGGCGCGGGTCTCGGCGGCACGCTCGCGAAAGCGGTCGGCCATGATTCCGGCATTGTTTGCGGCGTTTTCGAGAAACGACGCGTAGGACTGCGCTCCGATCACGTCGATCTGCAGAGACGATCCGATGCGCTCGGAAACCGCGTTGAAGGTCGGGCCGATCTGGCCGAGGAAATCAGCCCATTTGCCGGCAAGGAAGGCCATCATCTGTGTCCAGATGCGCTCGATATCGGCGCGCATGGCGCGAAAGTCGTCGGTGAAGGAGCCCAGATAGCGACCCATGCCGTCCCAGACCGCGCGGGCCACATCGCCCATCAGCTCGAGCGCATTGCCGAAGCCCCCGGCACCGGAGACCAGCCGCCCGAACTGGTAGACCAGCTCGCCCGCAGCGACCACAGCCGCACCGATGCCGGTGCGGATCAGGGCGCCGCGCAGGAATACCAGCGCGGTGGCCAGCCCCCGCACGGACACCGCCGCCGCGACCATCCCGGCCACCCAGCGGCCCGCCATCAGGGCGGCGAAACTGGTGGCGATGCTGGCAAGCCGCCCGAGATTGTCGAAAAGGCCACGGATGGCCTGCCCGAGCGGCCCGGTCGTGCGGGAAACCGCCGCCATGGCGTCGGCGACAGCCTCCAACGCGGGCGCGGCGGCGACGGCCAGCTGGTTCGAAAGGCCCCGCCAGATCAGCCCGAGCCGCGAGATGGCGTCATTGGTGCGTTCGATCTGGGCCGCGTCCTGATCCGAGACCACCACCCCGAAATCGCGCACGTCCTCCGTCGCCTGGCGCAATGTGGCGCTGTCGATGCGGGTGAACATCACGGCTGCGCGGTCGCCGAAGATCTGCGAGGCCACCGCCGCGCGTTCGGCCTCCGGCACGAATTCCGACAGCCGGTCCTGGATCAGCGCGATGCGCTGGTCCAATGGCAAGGCCTGCAATTCCGCCGCCGAGAGCCGCAGTTGATCGAGGGCCTTGACGGCCGGGCCTGTCCCGGCCGCCGCCTGGCTCAGCCTTCGCGTCAGCTGGACAGTCGCCTGCTGCACCTCACCCATCGACACGCCTGCGAGATCGCCCGCGCGCTCGAGCACCTGAATGCTCTCGACAGTCGTGCCGAGCGAGGCCGCCAGCTTGGCCTGTGCATCGACGGTCTGGAGACCGGAGCGCACCATGGCAACGCCCGCTACGCCGGCGGCGGCGACAGCGGCCGCAGCAACCACGCGCACCCGGCGTGAGAAGGCGGCCATCCGACGGTTCGCGGCCTCCATCTCCGCACTGAGCCGCCCAAACCCCCGCTTGCCGGCATCGCCGACACCTTCCAGTTCGGCGCGCACCTGCCGCCCGCCCACGGCCGCGAGGCGGACGCTAACCCTCTTTTCAGCCATGCGAATGATCCATCGCTTCGTTGAGTTTGGCGACCATCACCGCCTCGATGACGGGCAGCAGTTCGGCCATGGCAATAGGTGGCACGCCGAGGGCGTCACCGAGCGCGAGCGCCGCCGACATGTCCCAGCCGATCACCGCGCCGGGCAGGACACGCAGCTGGCCACCAAGGCGACCGACGAGGTCCCAGACCTG